AACGTGTCTTACCCCCTTAACTGTAGGAGACTTAGATTGTAGTGTAATATCAGACAATATTGATACAACTAGTACAATTCCGCATTGGGATTTAACTGTAGGTAATTTAGATGTAACAGTTACTAGTGATGATGTAGGAGTTTATCCTACGGCACATTTGATTGTAGCAGATTTAGATTGTGCTGTAATAATGGATGCACCGGTTGTAACATTTAGGTATGTTCTGATAACACAAGACATGACTTGTAGTGTTACATCTGATAGTCCAACGTTAGAGTATATTGCAATAATTAATCCAGACGGTGCTATATTAGCTGTTACCGAAGATAATGTTGTTGTTATAGGTGACCAGACATTAGTAGTTGGAAACTTAGATTGCTCCGTTACAGAAGACGCAATAGTTGTTTCGGTAATGACTGTGTTGGTTGTAGGAGATTTAGACTGTGCGGTAACGTCAGATAATACAACGTTATATTCAGTTATAATTATAGACCCAGATAATGCTGTATTAGCGTCAACCTTAGAAGCATTTGTTGTCACTGCAAAAGGCCCAGTTACCATTACACCGGATGGTGCAATACTTGCTTCTACATTAGAAGAGTTTGTAGTTACAGTAAAGTTACCAGCCACAATTAACCCAGATAGCAATATAATTGCTACAATGTTCAGCGATATTGAATTGTTCTGGTTTGACCCAGTAACATTGGTTGTTGCAAACTTAGATTTAGCTGTGACCCTTGATGGGCCGATACACACTACCAACGAGAATTACCAGTTGCTTGTTGTACAGGATATGGGTTGCTCAGTTACATTAGAGATTGTTTATCTTACAGACTCTATGGAGTATGTAGACATAAGTGGGTTATCAAAGGGTAAACAAAGAAGGATACACAAGAGGCTACACAGACCATCTAAGGGAGAAAAAGGAAGATATTATTATTGCCCACACTGCATGCATATCGTAGATAGCAATAGGGTTAGTTCTAAACCACACAATAGAGTGGCTTACTACAAGATGCACAGCGATGATGGTGAAGATATTTGGGTACCGAATGTAATAGACGGATGCCCGTTATGCGGTAAAGGACAATACAAATGAGTGATATAGAACAGTTAAACGGTTGGGAAGGTTTCTTTGAACATATCATAACAGATACGTTTAGGACTTTAGTCAACTGTGACTCAAAGATAATAGCAATATTCACAGGCAACCAGTTTGGTAAGACAGACAATGTTGCCAAGGACTATGTTCTCCGCATCATGGGGATACACCCAGTAGAGAAGAAGAACCTACGTCCTCATGATAAAGTAAGAACGTTCAGGTTCTGCTCTAATACACTACCTAGTGATGTGGGTGGTGGAGAGGTAAGGAACACACAGTACCCTGCCTTAAAGAGGAGATTACCAAGCGGTCTTATTAAAAAGGATATAAACTCTCGCCGGCCCGTTATTACGTTATATGACCCGCAAGGGGGGCCGGACATCAACATAGAGTTTGTTTCTTTTAATCAGGAAGTACAGAGTACAGCAGGCGTACAAAGACGTTCTGTATGGATTGATGAGAACTGCGGTCAAGAGTTCTTCGATGAGCAGGTGCCTAGGCTACTCGCTGCTGATGGAGACCTCATAATGACGTATACTCCAACCCCCGGTTCTTCCGGATGGGAGTTTGACTCCCTGTACGAACGAGCGTCTACTATAGTAAGGTCGCCTGCTGTATGTAGAAGAATATATGAAAGGACTGGAGAGAAGTTCCCAGTCGTCTTTAGGACAGATAGTAAGGAAGACATAACAGTAATCATGGCTGCAACGGATGACAACCCCACGTTGACTTCAGACGTAATAGAGGGATTGTTTACGATGTACGATGATGAGGACGTGATAGATGCCAGAAGATACGGGCTGTTCAGGCAATTGTCTGGACGAGTGTTTAAGTCGTTCAACAAGATGCATATTATTCGACGGAATGAGTTTTTCCCCACAGGGATACCTTACGACTGGGTACATGCGAGAGGCATTGACTGCCATCCTAAAGTGCCATGGGCATGTGGATTCATCGCACTGTCTCCTAATGATGAAGCCTTTGTCTATGACGAACTCAATCCATCTCCAGAGAAGTTCGTAAGCTACGAGATAAGCAAACAGTTAGCTTTCAAGAGTGGGGAACAAAGATACGCATTAGACTTAATTGACCCTTGGAGTACTAACAAGCAACCTAACTCGGGATTAACATTACTTGAAGACTTGAATAGATACTTCTGGGAATGGAAGAAAGAAGGTATATGCCAAGGTGCTTACTTCCAGACATGGGATACTCATGGTGACCACGGGAGGGATTTAATACGTTTGAGATTAAATAACGCCATAAGATGTGGTACGCCTTTTAATAACCTAGTGGAGGAGAACGGGAGAAAGAAGCGTTTACCTACATTATGGTTCCTTGATAATTGTGTCAATACGATACAACACTTCAAGAACTGGAGGATGGAAGAATGGGCTAACAGAGACCAATTGCTTACCAAAGACGAGAAAGATAAGCCTCAAGCTAAATGGAGTCATTTCCCCATGGTGTATGAGGGGATATTCAAAAGTCCAGCTTTCAGTACAGGACGATACAGAGGGACTGTTCTTCCGCACGATAGGAAGGCGTCTCATCTGCAATATTCGAGAGGTGACTATGCCAATGTTTGACTTTTTTTGTAAGGAGTGCATGAAGGTATTTGAGGTAACAGTTAAGTTAGCAAATTTGGATGATGATGTTATCTGCCCATATTGTGGTGGGAAGATAAGGAAACTAGTATCAGCACCGAGAAGAATAAACATTCATTAAGGAAAAGACATGGGAAAATATGGTGAACGAGAGAAGCATGTGACATCCATCGTGATGGACGATGAACTAGTAGTGGGGACACAAAATGCTAATGCATTTAACAGGGACTATGAAGCTTTACTTGACATGCTTGAATGCGAGAGAAACGAGAAAGAGTATGATTGGATGTCTAATTACTTTCTCCCTGAGTTCGCCTCTATTATCCTGTCAGATGCATCAGACTGGGCTAATCAGTACTTCCAGACCAGAGGGTTTGTAGAAGTTAAACTTGAAGGCGATAACCCAGACGATGAAGCAAAATGCAAAGCAGCTAAGTTATGTTTGAACAAGACGTTGAATATGCGTGAGATTTACCACTATCAGAAGTACATTAGAGCTAGATTAATTAACGCTCTAGCAGGTCATGTGTACGCCTTATGCTGGTGGGAAACACTACGCAACAACAGAGTCATAGGATATACTACCAAGCAAGTGCCTACTGGCATGGACAGCATGGGTAATCCTATAGTCAATCCTATTATGCAAGAAGAGGTATTTGATGAAGTAGATGAAGAAGTGGTTGATAACAGTATTGTTTACGATAGATTCAACTACGACATTATAGACCCACGAAACATCTTTGTAGACCCTAAGTATTCATATACGGTACAGGACAAAGACTGGGTTATCATCAGGTCACAGAAAACATACGATGACCTTAAGATGGATGAAGAGTATAATCATTATATCAATCTTGACGAATGCGAAAAGCTCATGACTGGTAGGAATGATACAATCACGGAGACAGACAACAATACTCTGAAGCGTGATACAAACAAGCAGGTTCCATCTAAGCCAGTTAACAAGTACTTCGATGTGTATGAACGTTATGGCAAGATGTGGTGCACGGTAATGAAGAGGGACGATAACAACAAACCTACAGAGGTACGTCCCGGGTTTAATAAAGAAGGCGGTATAGCTAACAATGCAGTGCTACTTGAAACCATTATCACTTACGCTGTACAGGGGGGAACAAAAGTCCTCATACGGTTTGAGGTCACTCCTTTTGTAGATAGTAAGGGACTTCCGTATAAGCCTATCGTACGTGGGTGGTGTTACATACATCCATCCAAGGATGATGGAATGTCAGATGGTAAGTTCATGAGGGAACTACAGATAGCACTAAACGACCAATTTAACTTGTCCAATGATAGGACTATGTTGGCTACAATGCCAACCCTAAAGGGGAAAAAATATGCTTTACAGGACAATAGCACTATTTACTTTGAACCAGAGCATGTTATGGAACTTGAGTCTCCTGATGATGTGGTTGAATTCAAAATTGCCGATGATATACAGGGCTCTCTAGCACAGCAGCAGATGCTCAAGTCGTTCATGGAACAAGTAACAGCTAAGTTCCCGACGGCTATGGGAGAGTTACCAAGGCAGGCTTCAACTACAGCAACAGCCGTAGCAGAGACTACAAATAAGGCAGGTGGTAGGTCTAATTACAAATCACTCACTATAGAGTATACTTACCTAGCCGAGTTGTACAACATGATACTTCAGATGACGTATCAGTTCATGCAACCAGAGACAGCAAAGAGGATATTCGGAGATGAACTCATTGAGAAGTTCGACCCTGATGGAGATTACACATTCCAGCCAGTATCCGGTAATATTGAGGAAGAATACAGCAGAGCAAAGAAGTTACAGATTATAGACCAGATGATGGGTAGACTGGTTAATGTACCTAATCCTAATACGATGAAGGTTCTTAACTACTTGCTATCTAAAGCGTTTGAGTTGCTGGGAAGTGAGTTCCCTGAGTACAAGAAGTTCCTA